GGCTCCGTTGCCACGTCCGGGTAGCCGCGTAGATTGTCCAGCTGCTGGTCGTGAAATGGGTCAAGAGCATACTTGACCCAGTCACAAGCCTCTGGCGTGATCAGCCGCTCCTGGCATAGGCTGCGCATCGGGTCTTTGGCGCGTACGACATCGCGCAACCGTTCAGCTTCAGAGTTCACCATCGTACAAATATCAATGTGGTCTCAAACGAGTGTTGTAGTAGTAATTAAATCTCGCAAGATTTCGTCCCGGCAAGGACTTGTGCAGATTTGGGTGTTAGGAATCTGGCCTGCCACTTGTCAGGCCATCACCAGTTTTCACACGCATTCACGACTGCGTGAGTTACACCACCCATCGGTCAAGAATCAGTTCGCCTCGTCGGAAGTCTCGGGAGCGCCCACCAGGGTCGCGAGCACATCCCGAGAGCGCTGCCGGACTGTGTCGGGCATGGCATTGTACAGCTTCTCCTCACCGGGGAAAGCCATGACCGCGGCTGTGCCGGCAGGCAGCTTCCGCTCTATCTTATCGCCCGTTGGGTCGTCGGGCGTCAGTATCGCCAGTGCAGGCGGTAGCTTGTGTGCTTTAATGCCCTCCCATGTTGTCTGCACGCGCAGGCTCTCATCGAGCGCACGGAGTTCGCCCGACGTCATGCCGTACGTGGCAGCCACCGACTCGTACATGTAGTCGAGATCGATGTCGGTGACGGGGAAAGGCCCCTCTCGCATCTTCCAGGCGACCTCACGATCCCGTGCTTCAACCTTGTCGAGGTACTTTTGGTTGACAAGGTAAGTGTCGGTCTCGGGGTCATATGGCGCAGGAAGCTCGCCAAAGCTCTTGTAAGCCCAGATGGCGGAGATGTAGGCACCTATGATCGGTGTACGCCGATCAGTAATCATGTAGCCGAAGAGCTTATTGCGGTACTTGTCGTCGTCGGCGTTGGAGGATATCGACAACTTCTCGGCGGCCCGCTCGATCTTGCAGTAGGACGCGATGGTCGCGGAGAGACGTGGGTACTCACGCGACAGAAATTCTACGCTCTCATCCTCTGCAGGATCGTGGGGGCCACCGTTGGCGAAATGCGAAAAGCATGTGGTACGCCGGAAGCCGTCACTGGCGTCGAGATACTCGCACGCGAGGTCCCAGAAGTACTCCGAGACACCCGGCACGCTGCACTCTACGCCATCGT